GCGTTCTCCGTTAGTACCTAATGTAGAATCACCTCCTAATAATTTTTCTAAGATTGATTTGGCCATAATGTTTATTTTTTAAGTTATAAATGGGTTTGTTATAAATATTATAAATTATTGAGTTCTGTAAGAAGACATTCCTAACATAGTTCCTACTTTATTTCCATCCATGTTTATTATTCCTCCTTTTTCTACAGCAGTTACTAAACGTTCTAACAATTCTACAGTACGACCATTGTTTTCATTTCCACCTCCCATAGGATTAGTAGCTCCAATTACTACATCATCAGGGCGGAATTTTTGTATAGGTTGACCCGGACGTGAAATAAAATCTGAGGCCATATCAGGAGCGACTTCCATACCTCCTCCTTCAGTACTAGCCATTTGTGGAGTTATTCCTGATTCTTCGTTATTTCCAAAAGCTTTAATAGCCATTTGGCCTAAACTTGAAGTGTCTATGTTATCAGATACTAAACCTGCTACATATCTTCCAGCCATATCTCCTAAAACACTTCCTACAAAAGTACCTATACCGGGGACTGGGACAAAGCTTCCTAATACTGAGCCTAAAATACCTCCTCCTAAACCTCCAATAGCATTTACAACTTGGTTACCTACCATTCTAGGGTCTGCACCTCCCCCTGCAGCTTGAGCAAGCATATAAGTTTCAATTGCAGGACCTATAAGTGCCCCCAGATATGGAATTTTTTTAATAAACTTCCCTATGTTAGGTCCTTTTAAAAATTTACCAATTGCTTGTTTGGGGTTTAATTTACCTGCAACATTACTTACTTTGCCTGCTACATTTGAAATCGCACCCCCGGCTTTACCAGCTATGCTTTTAGCTCCTCCTATAATTCTGCTAAATAATCCACCACTTTTAGCTGCACCCCCCATTGCTGATGCAGAACCAGCTTTTACAGCTGATGTAGCTGCGGCCCCATATACCTTTTTACCACTTGCTTTCATAATAGCTCCTCCACCTTTAGCGCCTGCGGCAGAGGCGGCACTATCTAAATTACTAGCTATACCTCCTGCGGCCCCAGAAGCATTTGTTAATGAACTTGTAAGACCCTTAACACCTTTGTTTAAATTTTTTATAACGCCTCCACCACCCTTCATATTTTTTAGGAACTTGGCAGAGTCTTTTACAAATGAAAGGCCTTGCATAACACCTATAGCAATAGTAAGGAATTTAATTGCCTTTGTCAATTCTGGGATAGATTTAGATACACTATCCATAGAATCTTTCATCCCAGTAAATGCTTCAGGGGAAAAAGACTTCATTAACTGATCCTGTACTTTTATTTGGTCTTCACGGATTTTTTCTTCTAAAGTTTGGGCTTTTCGTTTATTAACTAATTCTTTTTTACCTGAATCTGTTACTAGCTTATCTAATTTATTTTGAGTTTGTGTTTTTAAGTCAGCTAATTGTTTTGCTTTTTGTTCTTCAGTTGCAGCACTTTCTAATATGGCTTTTTTAGCTTCAGCTTCACCAGACATAATTAAATCGTACTTTTTATTGACAGCATCGTCTAGATTAGCTGCACCATCAACTTGAAGTTGGTTTAAAGCACTTTGATCCTTAAACATAGTTGCCATTTCGCCTCGACTCATACCCATTGCTTTAGCAATAGATTCTTGCTCGATACGATTCATTTTATTGAACTTATTAGCCGTAATGCCTTGTTTTGATATTTCTTTAGCCATTCCTACCAAATCACCATCTAAGGCCATTTGTCTAGCTTTTTCTAAGTTAAGATCTTTTCCAAGTAAAAGTTCTGCTTCTAACTCATTAGCAATGGATTGTTCAAAATCTAATAGGCTGCCTGCGATCCCGTCCATTTGGTCTAGACTTAATCCCATTTTTTTAGCTTCAAATGCTGCTTTAGCTAAACTAAATCCCTGTGCCTCTAATGAAAATTTAACAGCATCTGAGGTTTGGTTGATGTCTTTTAATATACCTTTATAATCAAGTGCAGTATCATTTTGGGCATTTAATACTTTAACAGTACCAATAGCACTATCTGTAAAATCTTCAAAGCTTTGACCAGTAGCTAATGCAAATTTATTTAAATTACCTGCTTCATCCGCTGAAAATCCTAATTGTTTAGTTAATGTAGCAAATGTAGTTAAAGTACTAGCAGACAAATCAGCTGTAGTGCCCAAAGCCGCATTAGCATCATTTAAAGCAGATGTTAAATCTGTAGCTGTAAGGCCTATATTTTCTTGGCCAATATCTATAAACTTTTGTTGAAGTTTAGCTGCTTGAAGAGTACTTACATTTAGATTTTTTTCTAATGTTACTGTAGCTTCATCAAACCTTTTAAATCCTTCAACAGCATTATCTACTACCATAACCATAAATCCTTTAGCAAGATCTTTAGCAACTCCTTTAGAAGCTTTACCTAAAGCACTCATTCTGTCGTTTGATTTTGCTAACTCCTTATTAAATGTTTCAGCAGCACCCGACATCCCACTAAAGATTTTACCTACAATTGGAATAGATTTAGTAACTTCTGAGAGTCCTTTAAAGGGGTTTGCCCTTTCCATTTTTTCAACAGTCTCTGCTATTTCTTTAAATTGTCCTTTAACTTCTTCGGCAATGCTGTTTTGTTCTTGCAGTTGAACCATAACACCTGCTAAAGCATCTACTTCTCGTAAAGCTGCCTTACCCCCAATATCATATAAAGCATTTATATCCTCTTGAAGAGTTGCTATTTTAGCTGTTCGAGCAGCAGTTTCAGCATCTAACTTAACAATATCTTTTTTAAACTCCTCGTTTTTCTTTAAATCTTTAAGTTGATCCGCAGTTAAACTTTGGAGTTTACTAGCTAATCTATTGGCTTGTGATTGTGAAGATTTAAAACTGCTAGCTGTTTCTCCTGTAACCTTAGCAGCATTTTTAGAGGCATTTGCTAGGGCAACACTTACACCACTTAAAGCTTCGTTTAGCCTAGATGCTTCTTTATTTATTTCCCTTAAATTTTTAGGGTTTAAATTTTTATCAAATTCCGCCATGGTAATAAATATTCAAAAAGAAAAAGCATCATTTAGATGCTTTTTTCATTGTAGTAGAATATGTTGATGGTGGATTTTGTTTAGAATTTTTTTGAGCTTCTTCTTTAGCCGAACCCTGAAGCCAGCTTTGGGTTGCTGTTTCTTGCTTAGAGTTATTTTGTTGATCATAATAGTCTTTTATTTTATGAAAAGTAAATTTCCTTAACCAAGAAGGCATATTATACACATCATTCCAAGAATACCCCCCTTGGCCGTGAAAAACTATTTCGTGGATTTGGTTAAATAAATTCTGCCTGATTAGGGGTGCGGCATCAGGCGTCAGGCCAAAAAAAACTCAATCCAATTGGAAGTGTAACGGATTCATCTTCACCGTCTTCACTCATTAATAACACATCCATGTCTACATCTGGGGTTATTTGAGAGTAAAATTTTCTGAATTCTCTAACATCTTTGGCTAGAAAGTAATTGTTAACAAATTCTCTAATATCTTTAGATTCTTCAGACCCATTTACCGATGTAATAGTATGAAATAATCTAGTAGTTACTTCGGATGAAGTTGTTTTACTAATTTTTTTAAGTCCTTTTAATTCAGCTTCAATTCTTCTTTCATCATGACCTGTTAATAACTTAAATGTTATTTCGTTTCCGGTGTGAGGTAATTTAAAAGAAAATTCATTTTTGCCTTCTTTAAATAAACTTTCATCTATGTTTTTATTTTCTAAAAGAGCTAAATCAATTTCTTGTTGTGTTCCACCGTATGTAACTTCATACTTTCCACCATACGCCAAAATACGTGCAGCAATCATAATTGCGTTTTTATCACCCACTAGCAAATCATTATAACTGAATTTAGTCACAATCAATGATTGAAGGAGCTTATCAATTACAGTTCCGTTTTTAATGTAATTTTGGTTAGTAAGAATGTCTTCTTCTTTAGCAGTCATATATTTTATTTCAATTTTTCCTTCTGCTAAAGGATGCCCTTTGGGGTATAATAAACCTTTTGATGGTAATTCTATAACCTCTGTGGGTAGATTAAATTGTGTATCACTCATTGTAAATAACTTTGTTTTGATATAAATATATAAAGAAAAAAAAAGAGCGCGAAAATGCGCTCTTTCTTATACAATATTTTTGGCTTCTTATTAGTAATTCAACACACAGTAGTCCATATCAACTGTAAGTGAAATTTCTTGTGGGTTTTCAGTATTATCATAATTATAATCTCCAAAGCTTGCTTCGGTAATAATAGCACCTTTAATAACCCACTCACTTACTATATCACCTACGGGACCTAGTATATTAAGAGTTAAATCTTTTTTATAAAAATCAGAGTAACCATCTCTACCTGTTACAGATTCGTGTCCTAATCTTACCCACTCCATTACGGCTTGAGCTCCAGATGGGGTAATAGGATCATGAAGTGTTAAACTGATGGGGTTCCATGATGTTTTACCTTTTATTTTACGATAAACGTTAATATAGTTTATAGTAATTGCGGGTTGAGAAAGTCCAACTGCGCTTACACTTTTTATTGTGTAGCTAGGAACTCCATCTAAATACAGTATGAACCGGTGTTGCTGTTTGGGTTCAAATGCTGTAAAGAAAATGTCGTTTGAATCTAATACTGCCATTGTTGTTGTGTTTGGTGATAAATATTGTAAAATCTATTTTTTATGTTAATCCAAGGTTATTAGGATGGGAAAGAAGCTCCAGTTGGTTGAATGTTGAAATTCAAAATTACAAATTCTGCTGTTTTAGTAGGTTGTAAGTAAACTTGTCCTACTAATTCATTCCTATCAATCACCGCTGGGGTGTTAATTGATTCATCCATAACAACCTTAAACGCGTATAAACCTTGTCTTTGTTGGACTGATTCGAGGTAGGGATTCACAATTGCTAAGAAATTATTTCTGGTGGCTTGTGTGTTTGCTTCGAATACTACATTTCCAGATTGAGCATCTAAGAACTGTTTTATGTTAATTAACAATCTTCTAACATTAACGCGATCTAATGCTGATGCTTTAGTTTGTAATGTTTTCTGACCAAATACTACTATTCCAGCTCCTGGGAAGGAGATGATTGGATTAACTTTATCTTCATAAAGCGTATCTCTCATAGCTTTAGTTAATGTTCTTTGTGTTCTTACTACGTTAGGTAACGCACCTCTATTTAATCCCGCCGGAGCGAACCATGGCTCACCTACTTTGTCATTATAAGCGTATACTCCACAAATAAATGCAGAAGCGGGGGCCCAATTTAATCTTCCAGTAGCAGGATCATTAGCTTGCAACCATGGGTAATAAGTTGCGGCATATGAGTTATTAAGACCTGTTGCTCTTGAAGTTACCTCAGCAATTGATGAGGTATAATCCCCCATATCAACTATAGCCATGTTATCACCCCTATTCTTTGAGTTAGTTAACAATATATCTAATGCTGATGTCATAGAGCCTGAATACCATAATCCTGGGGCTGAAATTGACGTGTACTTAAATTGTTCGTCATTCAATAAGTAGAATGAAGCTGTAAAATCATTTGCAGATAAACCTTGAGTGTTGTCATCTGCAATATCTTTTCCGAATTTAGGAGTGGTTCCTGGGGTTCCAGTTGCTCCACCAAATCCTACTGAACTTGTTCCAGACAGGCTGTTTGAAGGAATACTAGCAGTGTATGCTGCAACTCTTACATTTCCTTCACTATCTAAGTAGTTAGGTGTTTCAGTAATATCAGAAACAAAAATATACTTGCTTCTATTTGGGTAATCACCTTCTACGTTAACGTAAACTTCAGTTCCAGATCCGGCTACTGTGGTATTTTGGGTACCGATTACTTTACCGATAAATTGGCTATCAAATGGATCAAGAGTTACATTATTGAATTGCTCAAGAATAATCTTATTAGTATCATCATCGTCTCCTCTTCTAACAACAACTGAGAAGGTTCCTGATCCTGTATTAGCATTAGTAATTTCGTATCTAAGATTAGACCTAGTACCTGAAGTGAATAAGCCGGTTGCTGTCGCTGCGGTTGTAGCACTATTTTGATCATTACATTGGGCAATAGTGTTTAAAGTAAATGAAGCAATAGTAGG